ACCCCATGCCGACGACGTCCCAGTTCGCGAGCCACGCGTCCACGGCGAACGCGTCCTGCGCACCCGCCTTCTTCAGGCCGGCCGCGGTCGCGGTCTTCAGGTCGTCGATGATCCGGCTGGCCACGCCGACCTTCCCGTCCAGGGAGGCGAGCTTGACGGTCGGGGTCTTGACGCCGGCCAGCTCGTACAGCTTCGCCGCGAGCACCTCGTTGCGCGCCTGCTCCGGGTTGGCCGGGGTCTTCACGTACCAGGTGCTGCCGTCGGTCGGGTCCTTGTAGGTGCCGCCCGGGTTGCTGCCCTTCTGGGGTCCGACCTTCATCAGCTTGTCCGCGTCCACCACCTCCTGGGAGGCGGCCGGGACCGGGGAGGTGGGCTTCGGGGCGGGGGTCGGGACGGCCGGGGCCTTCTCCGGGGCCGGGGAAGGGGGCGCCGCGGGCTTCTGCGGGGTCGCAGGGGCGGGGGCGGGCGGTTGTGGGGGCTTCGGGACGGGGGCCTCTGGGGGCGGCGTAGGGGCCTTCGGCTTGGCCTTCCAGGCCTCGGGTGCCTTGGCCCCCTGGCCCGGCATGCCGGCCGGGGCGGTCGGGACCGGACCGGCGCCCGCCGGGGGCAGGACGGCCGGGGGAGGCGACGTCAGGACGCCGCCCGCGTCGGCCAGGGCCTGGGCGAGCTGGTCCAGGCTGAGGGACTTGCCGGACTGGTCCACGAACCTGTCGATCGGGACCTTGCCGTCTCGGAACAGCTGGGCCTTGGTCGGGCCGAGCACGTCGTCCTGGAACGCGTCAGGCTGCTTCTTCAGCCAGGTGCCGTAGTCCTCGGACGCCGGGACCTCGCCCTTCATGCTGGCGCGGGCGCCCTCGGGCGCGTCGTTGAGGGTCTCGAGCTTGGCCGTGTCGCCGGCGTTCTCGGCTTCGGCCGCCATCTCCTTCCAGGACTTGGTGACGGGCGCGGTGGTGGTTCTGCAGTTGAAGTGGAACGGCGGCCGCGGTCCCTCGTTGATCGGGTAGACCTTGCCGTCCTGCGCCATGCACACGTCGGTGGTGCGCTCGTCCAGGGTCGCCACGATCTTGACGCCCTTGATGACGTCGGCGTTGGCGACGTAGGACGCCTCGCGCGCCTGCGTGCTCGCGTGGTTCACGGCCGTGCGCACGACGGCGGACGCGTCGCGCTTGATCTTCGCCATCTCGCCCGCGAACGCGCTGGCAGCCGCGGGGTCGCCCACCAGGCGCTTCACGATGTCGTCCACCGACTCGCCGATCGCCGTGCCGGTCCTGATCTGCTTAGCCACGCCGGCGGCCGCGTCGTCGCCGAGCTTGGCGAACCACCCCTTGAGCGGGGCGGCGCCCATGGGCTTCTTGTCCAGGAGCTCGCGCAGCAGCTCGGGCGCCGGCGTGCGCATGTCGATGCCCACGGGGATGGACGTCTTCAGGACGGCCGTGTGGTACCGACCCTCCTGCACGGCGAGGTTGCCCAGGTTCTTGCTGACCTTCTCGCCGGCGGCCCGCATGCCGCTGCGCAGCAGCTCGTTCGTGGCGAACGTGGTCTCGGCCACGACCTTCGCCGAGTAGGAGCCGGCGTTCTTGGCCAGCTTCTTCTCGGCGATCTTGATCAGCTCGGGCACGACCTCCTGGTCCAAGAAGGCGGTGATCGCGGCGACCTCGCCCTTCTTGTACCGCTCGAGCACGACCGCGTGACGCACTGCATCGTCGAGCAGCTTCCCGTTCGTGGTCGCCCCGACCTTCGAGCCGATGGCCTTCACCTTGTCGTTGATGATCTTGGGCATCGGCTACCTTCGGGTCACGAGCGGGGCGGGAACGGAGGCGCGCCTCCCTGGGAGGGATCGGCGCTCGGGTCGGCTTCGGGGTCATCGGGGTCGGGCGGCGGCTGGTTCGGGTCCTGACCCGGCAGCAGCTCCTGGCCTCCGAACGACGACGCCTGGGCGTCCGCCTCGTCCGCCTCCTGCTCGGGGTCCACGTCGTCCGCCAGGACGCCGCGGCGCTTGATCTCGCGCAGGAACGTGACGCGGGTGAGGTCGCCGGAGGTCCGGGCCTTGAGCAGGAACTCGAGGTCGGCCGTGCCGTTGGCGCTGATGCCGAAGTCGCTGAAGATGTCGACCGCGAAGTCCTCGGGCAGCTCGACGCCGAGCCACTCGGCCGCCATGCCGTAGGCCTCCTCGATCGCCTCCTCGGTCGCGCGTACCCACGCCTGGATGGTCGTCTCGGTCTTGCTCTCGTCGATGCGCTTGCCTGCCGCGGTGGAGTCGGCCGTGGTCTGCACCAGGGGCTGCATGCCCAGCGTCTCCATCCGCTGCTCGATCCGGCGCAGGTCCTCCTCGCCGAGCTTGACCGCGTTGCCCTGAGGCTCGACGTACGCGAAGTCGGCGTCGGGGTTCACGGACTTGAACGAGAACGACGGGCCGACGGTGAGGGGCTTCTCCACCTCCTCCTGGCTCATGCCCGTGGCCTTCCACATGCCGAACCTGGAGAAGCGCAGGATGTTGCGCTGGTCGCTGCTCGACTGCCAGTGGCAGAGATTCATCTCGGCCAGGTCCTGCATCGGCGGCTCGGACGTCATGAACTGGTCGCGCTTGAAGTAGAACGTGACGAACGGGACGCCCGGGAAGGTGTGGGTGCCGGTCTTGATCCTGGTGTACGTGCGGCCGTCCTTGAGCTCGTACAGCTCCCACGTGCCCGTGGCCAGCTGCGCGTCGCCCGCGGCGGGCTGCTCGGCGTTGGTCGCGACGGTCGGCGGCGCGTTGATGACGCGGACGTACTCGATGCACTTGGTGCCGTACTTGCCGTCGGCCACCCAGCGCTTCTCCTTGATGCGGATCTGCGTCAGCTTCTCCTTGCCGCCGGGGTCGCGCTCGCTGCGCCAGCCGATGACGTCCCGCGGGTCCACCGCCAGGAGGACGGGCCTCGCGTCCGCCTCGCGCTCCTGCGCCAGGTTCAGGCCCTCCTCCATGACCGGGTAGTCGACGAGGATGTGGGCCTTGCCGAACGACACCGCCCACTCGAACAGGCGCCGGCCGAACTGCGTGATGTTCATGCCCGCGCGGTCCACGTCCTCGGCGATGTCGTCGAGCTGCTCGCTCCCCAGGGACTCGGGCTTGACGTTGACCGGTCGGCTGAACGGCTTGGCCGTGAGCTTCTCGATCGTGTCGCGCAGGCCGTTGTACAGGAACGACCGCGCCAGGCGGGCTCGGTAGTTGCTGACCGACTCGTGCTGCTCGCGCGGCAGCCAGCGCTCGCCCTTCGCGCGCATGGCGTCGGTGCCGGCGAGGATGTCCTCGACGAGCTCCCACTTGGCGGCCATGTCGCTGTACTGCTCGGACGGGTAGCCGACGCCGTCGCCCGAGTCCCCGCCCGCGATGCGGACCGTGCGACTGACGGAGAGCCTGTAGTAGCTGGCGCTGATTCTGCTCATGGCGTTCCCTTCTTGAGGAGGCCGGCCTCATCGAGCCTGCGAATCTCCTCGAGCCTGACCACGCGCTCGCGCACCTGCGCGTTGAGCTCGGCGACGCGCTCGTCGGCGGCCTTCAGCTCCGAGATGTACTTGCGGGTCGTCTCCTGCTCGGTCAGGATTGGGCCGATCTCCGACTTGGCGAACCAGCCGACGATGACCACGATCGCGCCGAAGACGGCGATCAGGGTCTGCCACTGAGGCTTGCCCTGCTCGCTGATCTTCGACCCGAGCGCGTCGATCTGGTTGTCGACCTTCTGGAAGCCGGACGCCATGGTCTGGCCGACCTCGCGCACGCTCGACGCGACCGCGCTGACGTTCTCGGTCAGCGCGCGCTGCTGGGCCGCGAGGCTCGCGATCTGCTGCTCGGCGGACCCGAGCCGGGACTCAACGTTGTTGTTCTGCGTATGTGCCACCGGGCGCGTCTCCTTGGGGTGAAGAGGCGACGCCCATCCCGGGCCGATCGCTGAGATGACGTCAGATGGTGATTAGACTTCGCCGCCGAGGCCGCCGCCACCCACGGTGATCTGGCTGCCGCCGAACGCGGACTGGTTGGCAGTTCCACCGCCCATCGTGCCGTTGACCCCACGCACGCCCGTGGGCTGCGCGCGTCGGTTCTGCAGGTCCTCGAGCGAGCCGGACTCGCGGCCGAGGTTCTTGATCGCCGCGCGGGGAGACTCGCTGCGAGACTGGGGGAGGCCGTCGGCGCCGGCCGCGATGTTCCGATTGACGCTACCGAATGTGCTCATGGGTTCGTTCCTTGAATCGTGTGCGAATGGATCTGACGCGTCTTCCTGGGAGGGACCAGGCTCACTCGGGCTTGAGGTCGCCGACTTTCTTGATTGGCGGCTCGCCGCCCTTGACGTCGCCCGAGTTCACGAGCGGCACGGACTTGGTGTAC